ACACGTTGGTCTGCGGATCGCGGAAGTAGGTTGCGTCATCAACCAAGATGGGGCGAACAGCAGTACCGTTTAGACGCACCAAAGACCCTGACGGCCCAAGCGTGGCGTTGATTGCACCAACAGGCCACTCAACAATCTGATCTATAGTTGAAAACACCGACAACCGCTCAGTGTTCCAACTGTCAATCATCTGATTCATCGCCATCAGCGAGTCTTGCGACACTGATGCCGAGGTGGTTTCACCTTCTGCTAGGACACCCAACAGACGCAGGGCGCGGTTGATCTGATCGCCAGCCGAATATGTTGCCATCGTAAACCTCAAAAGGTGGGGCCGAAGCCCCGCCTGTTAGCTTGCGCCGTGGATGATTGCGAAATTAATGACAACAGCTTCAGAGTATGAAGTTGCACTCAAGTTACGCAACGTAATCGAGGCAGAACCAGCGGTCATGTTAGAAACGTAGCTTGTGTAAGCCCCAGCACTACTACCAGTAGTAACACTAGAAACACACACAATGATTGTGTCATTGGTGGAAATAGTGCTGTTGTTTAACGTAAACGAAACCGCAGTAGACCCAGCCAAAGCCGCGTTGTTCATTGTGATGCGACCAGCAGACTTGTTCAGCGTTACCGCTGTGGACTTGTCTGTTGCTTGCGTAACCGTACCTTGAGCCGCCGCGCTGTAGCCAATTTCTTGGGTTGCGTACATTGTCGTAAATTCAGGATCGGAATACGCGACCCCAACTGCTTGCGTATTAGGCATAATAATTCCTTAAAAAAGGGGAGAGCTTGTGGCCCTCCCCCTTAGACTTAGGCTTTTAGCCCAAACGGTACACAACGTAAGTACCCTCGCCGGTCTTACGGAATCGGAACAACTGGCTGGTTGTAACAGCAATAGCAACCAGGGCGTTGCCGCCATCGGTCACACCAGTGTTAACAGCCAACGTCACCGCGCCGGACGAAGTGCCAATGTTGACGATTGACAGGTCAAACGTGCTGCCGACCGTAGCGTTAGGAACAGCGGTATCAATCGCCGTACCCAAAGGCAGCGTGTACGTTGCGGCAGACGTTGATGGGTTAGCCACCAACATCTGATTAACGATCTGCGCTGCGGTAAGAGTTGCAGTTGCCGTAGCTGTCTGGGGGACAGCCATAGCGCCCATAACGGGTTCTGCGCGGTTACCAGTACCAACTTGGTAACCACCTGCGCCATTGGGGAGAGCCATAATTATTTCCTTAAATTAAAAAGTTCAACCCCAGACGCGGCAGGCCATCTGTGGACGGATCGTGCTGAAGCCATACAGAACGTCAATACGGCAAGGCATACGGTCGTTGTTGATATCGTACTGGCGCACGACACGCAATGAAATACCGTTATGCACTGCGCGGGCAGCCATATCAACACCCTGCGGCAGCAACAAGTCAGCCGTAGCAAACGTGATTGCGTCCTTGTGGTAGACCAAGTTCTGTGGGTACTGAGTTGATGCAGTTCCAACAAACGTGATGATTGCGCTGGTGGCTGGGAACGCATCAATGGTAGCCAAAGCATTTGCCGACGTGTAAAGCGCCGGAGAAATTGCCAAGGTCATTGCAGTGCCCGAGGTCACGCTGTTGTCAGCGGTCACAACGAACTGTTGAAGCGAACCAGTTGACTCACGGGTCTGTGGGTTAACAGCGTACACGTTAGCAATGGTGAACACGTCGCCTTGCTTAACCGTCTTGGTTCCGCTGGTGAACGTAATGGCGAGGGTCGATTGACCTTCAACAAACGTAGCACTAGAAGAAACAATCGGGGAAACAGGGAAGTTACCCGTGGTGTGCTGTTTGATCGACTGAGACATATTGATCTCATCAAACCCAAGAACACCAGTCCCCATCATGCCGTTCTTGAACTGCTTGGAGATTGTGTCCGTAGGATTGAACAGACCCTTCATGCCTTCAACCAGACCAGCGTTGGCAGCGGGGTTAACCGTTGCGTAGCGCGGGGTCATCACAGCGGCGTTTTCGTTGAGTTTCTGTTGCGCTTGCAGCAGAACCAGCGAAGTGCCTGGGGTTGTGCCCGGAGTACCAACCGTGTTACCAATTGCTTTGTAAGCATTAGCAACGTCAGCGTCAATGCTGGAGGCCAACTGTGAGATACGCGGCTTGAGAACGCGCTCTGCAAAGTCATCCAACTGCATCGTCAGCTCGGCAGACGTGAAGTTTACGCCGATGTGTTTCTGCGAAGCCACGGTCAGGGTGGTGAACTGTTCGTTGTCGTCCTGAACTTGCAGGGCGGCACCGTCAGTGACCAGAGCGCGGTCGGGCAGACGAATACGCAGGGTTGAACCGATCTTTGCACCTTCAACAGCGAAAGAATCGTCGTACTGACGGTTGACGTTACGGGTAAGAACGAGATTGTTTTCCAAGATCTCCAGGGCCTTCCTGGTGATCATGTCAATCGTAAGAATGCTATTTGACATGGTAATTCCTAAAAAAAGTTAGCGATGTTGAGCGTTCCATTTCTTAATCTGGCGTTGCCTGTCTGCTTCAATCCATTCCGAGGCAGTCATCGTTTTGGCAGACCGAGGGTCTGTTGTATCGTAACTTGGATTGCCTGAAGTTCTGGCAGTTACCGGACTAATCGGTGCGGGCGCGGACGTAGTACGTTTGACTGGGACATCGTTGGCTATTTTAGCCTCAATGCGTCCAATCTCCTTTGCTTGCAAGATCGGGCTAAGACGGGAAATGCGATCCGTCTCTTTTGGATTGGACCCGAGGTAGTAAGCTACATCAGGGCCAGCATCAGAGGCTTGAATCGCTTGCGCCATCACGGTCGTGATTTTGAGGGTTGGGTTGTACGCGACCTGTTCAAAGTCATCGTACTTGGACCGAGCCTCTTCCTCACGTTCGTGATATGCCTCAAGAATCTCCGTCTGTTGACGATGCTGTTCTCGCTGCTCAATTAGCTTAATCGCTTTGGCTTCTGCGTAAGCATCAACCGAATCAAACTGATCTACTGGCGGGACATCAACGGCAACGGGCGGCGGTGCTTGACGCTCACGCTCCCATTTTCGCTGTTCTCTTGCGAGACGTTTTTGAATTGCCGCATCAAGTTCCTCTTGCGAGAATGTCTTGAGCGCAACTTCCGGCGTATCTACAGGTTCCGGGGCCGCCGTGGCTTCCAGTTCCGGCGCGGGCGCTACTTCCGCTTCAATCGCTACTTCTTCCGACATTTTGAATCCTAAGATTCCCCGGTCTGCTGGGCCGGTACAGTATTATGCAAGTGTTTTGTTAAGTTGTGCAAGTCTATATGTTTCAATGACTTCTGGCGTATGGACAGCCGCGCAAATAGCTTGCACTTTAGCATCTTCGCCACTTACGTCAGCACCGGGGGCAACAACGTGGCGGTGGAACTTGCTGCCGATTTCTACACCTTCTTCTTTGAAGGCGGTTTTGGTGCGAACTTGCACAGTGCCGTTTTCAAGAGCTTCGATCAGATCAACAGTGGTGACTTTTTCCAACATATCGTATCCTTGTTTCCAGCCAGACCATCCAGTCAAGCATTAAGTCTGGTGGGCCGCACCAGTACGGGTTTTAAACTGGTGATTCAGTAAAGTATGTAGCTGTAAGCGACCAATAATCACTAGCGCCAAAAGATGTTACTGGCACTCCTACAATTGATGTGCTTCCTGAAAGAATAGCGCATCTAAATCCTTTTGTAGTATCAGTTACGTTTTGTGCAGACCCACCACCGCCAGCCGATGAAGAACTAATTACGGGCAATCCAGTAATTGTTGACCCAGCGTTACAAACACCGCCTTGAGCAAGTATGTTTACAGTAACTTGACTTCCAACTCTTGTGTAAAACGCAGAAATAGCAGTTGGTGCAGTTGTCCATGTTGCATACCCTGGAGTCCATGCTGTAAATTGTCGGCTAACAATATCCCCACAAGAAATGGCTGTGACATTTCCTAGCCCACCAGCACCGCTTTGTATTTTGTTTGCACAATTGCTCATTTGTACAGAAGTTAAAAAACCTGTAGCAGTGGAGCCGTAATAAATCGCTGTGGCGGGCTGATTGGCAACACCAGCGTCAGGAAAACGAACTGGGCCAATATTTGTACTATTCCCAATGACGCTAATACCCAAAGAACATTTAGCTGTTGGGACATCGATAATTGCAATGTCTTTGGCTGAACTAATTTGATTAAATTCAATGCAAGTTGTTGAAAAAGGAGTGGTTGCAGAAATACCTTCAACAGACAACCCACTAATTCCCGTGTATGCGCCGCCAAATTTGCAACATCCATCAGCCGTAATGTTGGTGTACTGGCTAGCCGCCGAATTCATAAAAAACGCTAAGGCGTTATTTGCAACATTTGTAACTTCAATGTTTGTAAAATTGTTGTAAATAATTTCTTTTGCGCCTGTCGTAACAAACCCGCGAGAAGTTGTGCCAACAACCTTACAGTTGCGAAAATCAAGCATATACAAAACGCCAGACAATTCAAACCCTGTTCGGCAATTAAAAACCAAAATATCGTCAAACTCAGTTTGAGTAATGACTGAATTTACATTGCCAGTTTGCAATTTAAAACCGTCACAAACGCTTGCGCCACCATCACAATTTATACGAAATCCTTTAAAACTAGAACCCCAAACGTATTGGTTATCAGATGATGGGCCAATTAAAAAAGATTGAATTGGCGTTGCAGAAACCATGTTAAAAATGGTTGCATTGTTTCCATCGCCAATAAAATTAACATTGCCGAGGATGTTAATGGTTGCTGTAATTTTGTAAACGCCAGCGGGAATATAAACAGTATTGCAATGCGTTGCAGTGATGTAAGTAGAACCCGTAATCAATTGAGCAGCATTGATGGTAGCCTGAATTGCCGCCGTGTCATCCGTTGTTCCATCACCTTTTGCGCCGTAATCTAGCACGTTAAAAGGTGCGCCATTTATCATAGAATAGGTTGTTTTGGTCAAAGACATTTTGATTCCTTAAACAAAATACACGGTTGTGATTTGCCAAAACGCGCTAGTTAAATTGCTTATCGGAAAATTATTGATGCTGGTAGAGGAAGGTATGACAGAGCCTGCTATTGGAATCAATGAGCTACTTCCACCAAATGCCCCGCTTCCAGAGCCACTACCCGATGTAAATGGCAGACCTGTAATTGCTTGACCACCGGCGTTAACGCCATTAGTTGCATACATCGTGGCAGTGACTTGCCGACCAACTTTTGTGTATGTGGCGTTAATAGTAGTCGGCGCGGTAGCCCAAGCAGCAAAAGCAGGCGTCCAAGTGCCTTCTTCATAGTCAGCCAGCAATTCGCTTGTGCCTGTGCCTGGTGTGGCAGAAAAGTCAATACCCTGACCGGATGTGCCAATAACTAAGTTGCCGGTGCTTAATGTTTGATCTCCCGTAAACGATTGGGCTGCATCAGTGCGAGCCACCGTAAAATTGGCATCTGGTGTTGTCATTACGCGGGTTGCTGCAGCCGCAGGTCCCGCAATTTGCAAAATACCATTAGTTGCATTAGATTGAATTTGTTTTGGCCGCAAATCATTGTTTGCGGCTTTGACTGTAGCTCCAGATTGAACAATCGGCAGCACCTCGGTGCCAGCAAGCGGGGTCGTTGCTGCGGGTAAGGCGGAGATTTTGGTATCGGCCATGATTGTTCCTTAGACGTAGTTGACTTCAATTGATGAAGTAACTGGAGGTGCTTGCGAAAACGTGAGTACAGCACCCGCAACACTGTATGTGTTCTTTTGTTGATACACGCCGTTGATGTACACGTTAGTTGCATTCTCACTTGCTGGCGAGCTTGCCAATGTAAACGCAACGGTGGAACCATCGCCGGTGAAGTTGGCGATGATTGCGGTAGCGTTAAAACTGCTGCCTACATTGTCATATGTAGCAATCAAAACGCCTGTGCTGGTTTCAAGCGTAAATTTGTACAACCTTAATTGAATCCAAATCTCGCCGCCATTGGGCACGCGCCCAGCAGAATTTAAAATAATTGGATTGGTGTGCGCGGTGCTGCCAGACGATGATGTGTACGATGCCAACGGCGTTGTTGTGCCAGCCTCGTAGGTGTAAATTTTGCCACCGGAGAGCGGGACGCCGTTGTTGTCAAAAAACTGCGCTCCGACGCCACCAAAAATTGAAAGAGACACAGCGGGCATGATTTGTCCTACGCAGTAAGTGCAGCAACTTTATCTTGAAACGCTTTTACGCGAGCATCCAAAGCGGCGGTCTGGGATTTCAGTGCAGCCTGTTGGCTATCAATCTCAGCCTGGGCCACAGTCTGAGAAGCCTCACGATTCGCCGCTGCTTTTTCGCGCAGTTCCACCGCAGTTTCACGCTCTACCGCATTTGCCAGCGCGGTATTAGCCTGTGCGGTAGTATCTTTTACTTTGGCTTTGGCGTTGTACAACTCTAACCTAGCCGCGTCACGGTCAGTCTTTGCGTCAGCCCGTAAGGCATTTGCTTCTGCGTTGGCTGCGTCTAATTCTTGTTTGGCCCGTTCGCGGTCAGTCATGGCATCTTTTGCCGCAGACAAAGCACCTTGGCGAACAGCCAACTCGTCACGCACTTGTAGCAACTGCACCAAATCTTTGGACAACTGTTTGGTAATATACTCAATTGGGTCAACTGAGGTTGTGTCGTTAGAGACTTGCATTTCGGCCTCAAGAATAGTAAGTGATGTTCAACTTGGCGCTGGCAGTTTGCTCAATGAACTGAATCTGCGACAGATCACCGTCATACTGTAGCGTAACACCAGCGGCCAACGGCATTCCGACGCTTGCGGTTGGAGCTACGCCATCGTCACGCCAGCGCACGGCTTGCGTTTCGGGCGTAATGATAGCAATCCGAGGGGACCCAATCAATCCGCTTATATCGCGGGGCGGTACGGTCAATTTGGTAGCAGAACTCAGACTTGTGATCTGCTGGTAGCCCATTACCGAGGTAATTGCTTTGAGGTTAATAGCCATCAAAATCTCCTTCTTTCGGTGAATGACCGAAGTTTAATCAACAATTGGTCTGCACCGACCACCACAGAATCAAAAAACCCGCCGCTGAAAAACGGCCCGCTAAAGTAAGTGTTGTAGACCGTCTGAAAAAATCCGCCGCTAAAGAACTGCCCACCAAAAAAAGTACCGGCTACAGTCTCAAAAAAGCCCCCGCTAAAAAACGAGCCACCAAAAAAGTTCATTTCGGCCAGGTGATGTCAAACGGATCATCTTGCGTAGTGATATCACGAAGCTTTTGCCGGTACGTTGCCCATTTTGCTTTGTCTACCGGAGAATCCTCAACCTGCGTCCAATCCGTGTCCTTGAGCATCTGATTGCGCTGAGTGCGGATAACTTGCCATTGCGTGTCAACCTTTGCCTGTAGCTCATCATCAGTCAATGGCTCAACGTCAACCAAACAGCACATTCCGTCAAACAGATGCGGATCGGCGGAAACCAACTTCTCCGTTGCGTGGTCGTATGGCTTCCATACCGAGATGACGTAGTATCCTGCCTCGGCAATCCAATCGAGCGACGGGCCACGATCGCCAAACGAGGTGTTGGGAAACCACTCTGTGTGGTCTTTGATGATAAGTTCTGAGTTAGCAAGCTGCATGATTACCTCGTCGGGAATGCTGCTGTTGGCGTTGTAATGGTGCGAGCGGCTTTGGTTATCCGAACGTCCTGCAAATAACCATTTAATGGCGTTGCCCCAACCCGATCCGCGCCAACATACAAAATGTTTGTTTGATTAAAGTTGTCCGTTACCGCTCCGCCGCTTGTTGCGTCTGCCGTTCCATTAAGGTAAACCTTCAAGTTTCCAGTCGCGGTACCAGATCGGACAACAGCAAAATAGTACCAAGTAGAGGCAGCCAAAGACGTTGTACCCGTCAAATTTGATGCTGTGTAGCTAAACTGGAGTTTGTTAAGCACCGTGACGTTTACTGACCATCCGGTTGTTGCCGTGCCTTTGCTGATAATCCCGTAAATAGCGCCAGTTGCCGATAAATAGACCCATCCGTCAATCGTAAAATCGCCAGTACCAAGCTGGAGTTGTAGGCTATCAATAGCCGTCAGCCAGTCCCCAGTCCCATCAAACTTCATGCTTGTGGGTGACCACTTGGATTGCGTGGTTGACGCTTGTGCATCTCCAACCGTGATCGCATTGTTCTGAACCGCCGCGTCGTAAATTCCCGCATTGGTAAAGTTGGTCAGCAATGAGGTCCCTGAGATTGCTGTTAATGGCGTGGTGGGTGGTGTGAAAGCTGCGGTGTAAACGGCGGTGCCTTTGACTACGCGAAGATTGGAAATATAACCATTAAATGGGAAGGTAAACCCAGATAGTATGGTTGCGCCAATTTGCAGGTTTAGCCCGCCAGTTGTAATGGCGTTTGTAATGCTATTGGTTGAAGTTGTGCAAAGATTGCCATTAACAAATAAACGGTTAACTCCTCCGTTTCTTGTATAAGCGACATGCGCCCAAGTAGAAAGTGGAATTGGGTTAGACGAGGCAATAACAGATTGAGCCGGAATGTCAAGTTCTAAGAAATTATTGCTATTAATCAAAAATGAATAATTTGATGCGCCGCTTGAGGTGGCAGCAAATATTGATTTTGTGGTTCCTACTGTGTTCAAATAAACCCACGCTTCAATAGTCACATCAGCTGTGCCAAAATCAAAGCCGGCGTTATTTGCAATGCTCAAATAATCACTTGAAGTCCCCGGCAAATACCCACTCCCCCCATACGCCGCAGCGGTATAGGATGCCGTTGGCGAGAACGGCTGGAATGCTTGGACTTGAGGAGTTCCAGATCCAACGGTGATTGCGCTTGCTAATGATGAACCATCAATAAAACGGTTGTATCCGCAAGACAAAAAAATGGTGCTTGCTAAAGCGGTTAACGGTGTCGTTGGAGTTGATGAAATTGTCAAGTTTGTATTTGACAATCTTAAATTTGAAACGTATCCAGCAAACCCGTTTGCAGCACTTCTATCTGTGCCAATTCGCATTGCGTCGGTTTGGCTAAACGTGGTCGCAGACGTTCCTGTTCCGTCAGATGCGCCATTTACATATAAAGTTGTTTGACTTGCACCAGTACCAGCGCGAACGACAGCGACGTAATACCAAGTATTTGCCGTAAGACTTGTTGTCCCAGTAATACTTGTTGACGTATCAATAAAAACAAGTTTATCAGCCGAGTTAATTTGAAACACCCAACCTGTCGGCCCAGTAGATGATCCTTTACAAGCAATTGTATGCGTAGCGCCAGATGCGGTGCGAAACACCCATGCTTCAATAGTGAAATTTCCAGACCCAAATCTAAGACTGGCACTATCTGCAACGCTTAAATAACTGGATGAAAAATAATTGCTCCATTGTCCAGCCGTCCAATACGGAGTCACAGAACCCTGCGTTGGGGTTCCGTTGCGCGTAATGGTGAATGCGTTGGTGCTGGAGTCTAAGAACGTATTGTTCTGCTGCCCGTTGGTGCTGGTTGTCTCCAACAGCAACGGGACATACTTAAAGTTTGGGTCCGTAGCGGCGGTAGCGGCGGCTACTTTGCCTGATTTAGATGCAGCAAACATTATGTGTAGTTCTGTCCAATTGTTGTGCCGTACCAGCTAGTACCGTCAGAGAAGAACGAGTAGATGTCCTTCTTGCTTGCTGTAGTCGTAATTGTCGGCGCTGTCGCTGCCGGCCATGATACCGTTGACCAAGTGACCGTCCGGCTTCCCGTCGCATCCTGAGACAAGATGATGATAAACGACTTGCCAGCCACCGCTGTGGGCATCGTAATCGTTGCATTACCCGTCAGCGTCAGGTTCTGAACCGTTCCGTTAGTCAAGGCCACCGTGATCGCCGTGCTGGTGTTGGCCGAGTACAGCGTCTCAACGTAGTTCGTAACAGTCGGATTGGTCAGCGCGGGGGCATTGTTGAAGACCAGCAAGCCAGTGCCGGTGTCGTCAGTCATCGCCGAAAGCAAGTTCGCGCTAGATGGCGTCCCCAAGAACGTCAAAACATTCGTGCCGGTCGTGGTAGTCGCCGGGGCCGAACCAGCACCACCACCAATAACCAAAGCATTTGCCGCTAAAGCACCCGAAGACGCCCAAGTGGTTCCGCTTGAAAAGTACGGAACTCCACCACTAGTCCCCGCAACAGTCAGAGCCAAAGTCCCTGAAGTTGAAACAGGAGAACCCGCAACCGAAACAATACCGCCGGTAAATGACTGAGCTACGGAAGTAACAGTACCAACCGCCGCATAAGCAAGGCTATTCCAAGCCGTTGACCCAGTACCAATCTTAAATTTGCCCGTATCTGTCTCAGCGCCCAACTCACCAACAGCAAGCGTGGGGTTGGCAGATGTCCACTGCGCGGCAGTACCGTTTCTAAGTTGAATCTGCACGGCCATTATGGCGTACCTCCGTCAATTGCGGTAATACCGCCATAATTACTTGATGGCGTTCCGCCGTCTAAATTTGGACTGCCCCCGCCGCCGCCGCCAGTTGGGGTGGCCCAAGTGCCGTCGCCACGCCAAAACGTAGTGCTAGATGCAGACGTTCCGCTATTAAGATTAGTAACCGGCAAATTGCCGGTTACTTGAGTGGCAAGATTAACACCAGAAAGTGTTCCGCCAAGCGTCAAATTGCCTGAAGTAGTAACCGTTCCGGTTAGCGTAATGCCGTTTACTGTGCCGGTTCCCCCAACGCTAGTGACCGTACCAGAACCACCACCGCCGCCCGTGTATTGCGGAATATTTAAGACGTTGCTTACAAACGTAGCCGCACCAGATGTTCCCGTTGTGGTTAGCGTAATCGGCGCTTGGTAATCAGTCCCTGCCGTTGCTGCGCTAAACGCGCTAGTGCCGTTGCCTTTTAAAACACCAGTTAATGTGGTGGCACCCGTCCCACCATTTGCAACATCAATTGTGCCAGACAACGTATGGGCTGCATTCCACGCGGTTGCGCCAGTAGCACTAAACGAACCATCGGCAGCAGTTGAATGGTTGACAGTTAATGTCATGCCAAGAACCTCAATCTATACAAGGCGCGAAGGTAAATTTCTATAATGTTATCAATTAGTTGCTGCAAAGACATATCCGTCTTGTCAACAACTTCGTACCGACAAGCCTCAATTTCTTTTAGCTGGTCTTCCAAAAATTCTGTAATGTTGGTCGTTTTTTTGGCGGTCATTAACGTGATTGGGCCAATCAAACCATGCCGACCTTGATACGCTTCGGCAAAATCATCCGCAGCTTCAACAATTAATTCGTAAAAATGCCCTAGCGCCTTGTGTTTGCTGTAGCTGCGCGTGTTTAAATGTACGCTATGGGCTACATCTCGCGCCAAGAACAATAAACCTACAAAATCAGCGCACTTCATGACATCATTCCTTGCTGTGGTGCGTACTCAGCCTGTTCAGGCATCATTTCCATTTGCGTAGGTTGCTCACGCATTTCCGGCATCAGCATACTCTGTGACTCCATAGCCGCAGCCACCACACCCATCGCAATATCTTGGATTTGCTGTTCTGACATACCAGCTTGGACCGCGCTAATGCGTTTAGTTTCAGCGTCAAATGCTTTGATCTTGGCTTCGTAATCCTTACGCTCCATGTCCTGCGCTTCCATCGATTTGCCGACATTCTGCAACATCTGGTGCAACTGATCCAGTTCCGCTGCCATCGCTTGCATCTGCTGGTTCGCGGCTTGCAGTTCTGGGTTGTCCTCGGCATCGCCCATGAGCTTGGGATCAATCGTCTTGGCAAACCGTTTTGCCATTTCTTGCGCCCCAGGCCAGTCCATGTTCTTAACAAACAAATCGCCAGCCACCGCCCACAACTGCGGGTTGCCCTGTAGCAGTTGCGCCATTGCCTCAAGTGCCTCTTGGCGCTTGGTGGCATAGCCCGGACCCGTCGCAACCACTACGTCGTATTTGCCAACAGACGGGTTGTAAATCTTGTCTACGATCACGCCATCTTGGTTCTGGATCTTACGCACCGGCTCTTGTTGAGTCGGGTCAATTTTGACCATTTTCGTCTCGCCATCCAGCCCAATAATGCGAGCGATGCGTTGCGTGTCGTAAATCTTGGGGATTAGGTCAACCAACTGCCGCCCAACGTACCTAACAGCCCGTGCTAGGTTGTCTTGGTAGTGGTAAGTACCTACATCACCCTCACGCTGACGAGCCAAAATAGCCCTGCCGGAACGCTCGTTAGAAGTCATGCCTAGCGAGGCGTTGTACTGCCCCGTTGCAGACTTGATGTCCTCGGAAGCACCAATTTTGGCTTGCAACAAGCCAGACGAGGCCATTGGTGGTTGCGCACGTTGTGGCAACGGCAAAACCGCGCCTTGCCCGTCCGTTACATCTGGGTTGACCTCCAAATACGGCCAGTTTTGGGTGTTTGCAGTCTTCCATTGGGTCTCATACCCTTCAAACTGCCCGCCATAGCCAATAAACGGTGCCTTTGGAGCCAGGGCCAGCATCTCTGCCTCTTGGCTGGTCCAATAGTTGTACATCCGTTGGGCATCTTTGGCGTTACGCACCAGACCACTGATGTAAATCCGGCCCTCAACCTCGTATTCGTTGCCAATTACCCGCACCACAGGGATGCAACTACCGGCCCATTCCTGTTTTTCAAGGATTTCGTAGCCGTTTATCTTTGTCCAACAAATCTTCTTGCGATCCGCTTGGCGCGATTTCTTCGGTTTACCGTAAACCGCCCGCAACTCTTTGTCTTCCGGCGTTCCTTGGAACGCAGTCACGTTGCCAGGATACAAATTCAACGTCTGCGTGTCGTATTCGCAGTAAAAATACTCAGCAATACGGATCGTATCCGTATTTAACCACTGACTCAAGTTTTGATCCCCAACACCCAGCGTCTCAAGCGTAGACAATGGCGATGCGTTGGGGAAAAGCCGTGCGTATTCGGCTTTAGACAAGTCCTCCGTTACAAAACACCACTCAGCATCGCTGCCGCATGGGTCTTGAATTAACGGGTCCATGTAGACGCTGAAGCTATTGCGTACACGGGCGATCTTGATGTCTTGGTCAAACGTATCGTCGTCGCAATACTCAGTCAGAATCCGAATGTACCCTTCGCCGTAAGCGACTTGGTTCTCGCAAGCCGTGTCGTAGGCCACATCGGCATCTGAGATGTACTCGATATGCCGGATCATGCCGTTGAAAATCTCGGCAACCTCAACGTCCGCGCTATCATCCACAGGAATGACCTTGACGCTAGGCCGATTTTGGCGCTGATCGTTGGTGATCTGATGTACGTGCTGCGGTAGCTTATTTATAGTCAGGCATGGCCGTGCGTTAATCGTCTGACCCTGCACCGCACCACGGGTCGCCAGCACGTCTGCGGGCCACTGCCATTGGTTATCCGGTGAGCCAGCGTAGAAACGCAGGTCGTCTAGCTCGTCTTCCCTGCTCTCGGAATACGCCGAGATTGCCATCGACAGGCGATCACGCGCTGTTGACAACACATCCGAGTCGCTCTTGAGTGGTTTGCCACCCAGCGCGACGTTGCCAACAGCGTTGATTCCGGTGTAGTCAGACATTATTTCTTTTTGGCAGTCTTTGCAGACTCTTTGAAGGCTTTAGCTGTGGGCGCGCCCGGTTTACCAACAGAGCGCATTTTCTCGCCAGAACCTTCAGCAATTCTTTCACGTTTTGCATGGATATTAGCGTACAGACCTTGTTTCATTTCTTAGCCGCCGCTCGTTTGGTTGCGTAGGCAATCGCAACTGCTTGTTTGACCGGCTTGCCAGCCTTAACTTCAGTCTTGATGTTCTCTTTAAATGCTTGTTTTGACGGAGATTTTTTCAGCATTATGCGCCCATCCAAGATCCAGACATTGTAGCCCTGCTAGACGTTATAGTCCGTGAAGGTTCTTTGTACTCACGATGCGCTACAGGATAGGCAAAGGTCACCGCCAGCGCGTCGGCTGCGTCGGGAGATGCCAACCCTCTAGACTTCATCTCTTTCTTGCCTTCCAGAAAGATTGTACCCGCCGAGTTGGGCTTCTTCATCGGCCCAACCAGATCATCTTTGAGCATCTTGTCCTGCGGGATGCTGGCCGTTCGCAGCCATTCACGCATCGCGCCCCACATCTCAGCCCGCTTGTTGCCCCACATAACGGGGTTCTTGGCTTTCCAACCAAAGTTTACCCCACGTACCTTATACCGTTGCTCTGTTAGCCTGTCAAGTATACCGTAGCCCAAGCCGCCTTCATCTATTACAGTCAACGTCGGTTTGTATTCGTCAATCGCGTCAATAACACGACCGACAATCGACATCGTATCCTCGCCTTTGTAGCGCTTGATTGCCACAATGTCACGCCCGCGCCTGACGACAATGACTGTCGAGTCCAACCCGCCCCTTGCCGGATCGACCCCTATTACTATAGGCGCGGTTTCGTCTTTGTACTTGGGTCGCTTAAATGCGTCCTCGACAATCATTGGCGAGATGAACTGATCCTCACCCGCGCTTGGGAAGTCGCCGTACACCTCCACTCGCGCTTGGATCGAATCCTCGCCATACTCCGCGATGATCTGCTCGTAGACTTGCTTGTCCGTCCCTTCGACCGTGCGCGCATCTATCTGGCGCGTCTGCCAAAAGTCACGCTTACTATTAAACGTCTCAAAGAAGTACCCGCTGTTTCTTCTGGGGTTGCTAAACGCGAACCAGTAGCGGTCCAGAAT